CAAAATTACAAAGATGCACTTGCTTCTGTTTCTAAGAAAGAAATGGAACAAAGAAAAACTATTAAAAGACTATTGCAAGAAAAAGAAGAACTAAAAAAGCAATTAGCTTTATACGGTGTTAGCGGTAATACTTTACTTCCTGATAAATTGAAGGTGTATGTATGTACTGACTGCCAAGAAATAAATGTAAAAAAAGACAATAGGAAAATAACCGTTGGTTTCTGTGATAACTGCGAACATCCTTTATGGAATGATGATGTAGCGAATAAATGAAATATAAGCTTTGTTAGCGTTTGTTTTTACGTTGACACAAAACAAAATTAAACTATGGTAGCACATTACGACCCCTACCCAAGCGAATACGAACAAAGCCCATTTTGCGGAACGCCTGACACAGAGAACACTGTTACGAGTAACAACTGGAATTATGTTAGTTGCAAGAGGTGTTTAAAAGCAAAAGCAAAAGCTGATAAATTCGTAAAAGAAACCGAAAATATAATACTAAACCAAATGCAAGGGTTTGTAGATCTTAACAATAAACGCTCGTTTTAATGGGGGTTTATACAGTGTTAGACCCCGTTTTTTAAATTATTTTACATTTTTTTGTATTTTTATTTGGTTGGTATTACATTATTTTGTATATTTGCCTATATAATTAGAACCTAATATAATGGAATTACCTAAAAAAAGAACGGATTTATCAAAAATATTCGGAATTAAAAAAAGTATATTTAATTACGATAATGCTACTAAAGATGGTTGTTTATTCGGATATAGTATTTGTGCTACTTACATAAAATCTAAAAAAGATTTGTTTAATATGTTTTCAGAAATAGAGGAATTAGCATCTAAAAAAGGTTATAAAATTAAAATAGACACTTCTTTTGGTAAAAATGGTTTTTCTTTTACGAAAGGTTGGCAATATGGAAGAAGTGAATATACAATATATTTTAGAGATGAAAAGTAAAGACTTAATAAATTGGAAGCAAATAAGTATAGAGTTGTCAGGAAGCAATAACTCTATACGTAAAAACCAAATTCCAAAAAAATACAAAGCAAAAATTGACAGGCTTTTGAAGTTACTGGAACTTTGGCAGAAGTGGTCAAATGGGGTATAACGGCAAAGTATAAAAACAGTTTATTATGAGAAGTAAAACAGCAAAACAGATATTAGACGAAACTCCGAAAGAAGTAAAAGACAAAGTGCAAGACTATGCTAATAGATTGATTTTATACAATGTTAGCGGTAGTACGTGTAAAGAACAATTATTGTTACATAGTGTTGTTGTGCCGAAGGGAACGTTAAAAACATTTGAAGATTTACCAGAAGAAACTAAAGAATACAGAAAGTCTGGTGATGCAATAATTTGGAAAAATAAATAGAAATAATGACATCAGAAAGAATCAAAGAAATCCAAGAACAAACGGCTTACCCTGAAAGTGTAAGTGTGCAACAAGCCTTACTACAAGTTTGGAATGAATGCGAACAAGAGCAATTAGCTATACAACGTGTTAGCCAACGCAGTGAACTGTTAAATGGTTTTCGGGATTGGTTAATAGATGAGCGTAAAAATATACACTTTTACAGACACTTAATAGATGATTACTTAAAAACCATTTAATTGTGTCTAACGTTTATGTTGTATGGATAGTTGCGGAGTTAAGAACTTAAAAACCAAATAAAGATGAAATTATACAAAAAATTATTAAAAAGGATTGAAAATGGCGAGCCAATATATTGCAATGAAACATTTGCTAAAGATTTAGAAGCCATAGCAAATAAACACTTTGAGCAATTAATTTTACCCGTTGTTGTAAAGCAAAGCGAACTGTTTGAATGCCGAAACGTAGCTTGTAATAAAATGGTGAAAAGAAATAGTGGAACTGTATTTTGTAAAAAACACAGAAATTTGTAGGCATTTAAAACTAAAAATATTATGGATACTGAAAAGCAAATAATTGAACGAATGGAGCAATACGGATATAATAGATTAGATGCTATTGCTTCACTCAATTTAGGTGAAAGAAGCATGGCTGCTGAAAGAGCTTCAAGAAATAGAGCAAGAAGAAAAGAATTAATGGAGTACGATATGGATTTTGAAACTGCTTGCCTAGTTGTAAACAAAGAGAATGAACGAGCGTTCATTTGCGATGCCGAAGAAAAAGGTGGTAGCAGATGCGAAACTCAATGTTTGGGATGTGATGGTTTTCAAAGAATGGATGAAGCAAATTAATGTTTTACAACGTTTTAGGCTATGATTAGTAGCGTGAAAATAGAAATAACTTAAATAAAAAAACGATGACAAAAGCAGAAGAAATACTAAATAAGCACCTTAAAATAATGGATGCAGAAACTATGATAGGTAAGCACGGAAGAACACATAAAGCTGTTATAAATGCAATAAATGAAGCTATTAATTATAGCCAGTGTTGTACGGAGTTAAAGGATGAACACCCACAAACTTTTGAGGAATGGTACGTAAGTGAAGGCTATGAAAATAAGTGGACAGGATTTTGGAGAGAAGGAAAAAGCGTTACGTATTGGACTGTAAAAAATAGATACAACACATATAGGAAAAACCTTTAATTACTTACAACAATTGTATATAGTTACTAAATGTATTACAATCCCTGAATAAGTATACTAAAATAAAGACTTTAAGGATTACAGAAACTCAACACAATACGTTGGTAAAAATGAAATCATACAAAATAGATGTTTCTGAATTTTGTAGACAAGCCATAAAAGAAAAAATAAAAAGGGACTATGAAGAATTATTACCTAAACCAAAAATAGAATATTGTCCTTTTAGTAATAACACAATTAAATTATGAAAAAATTAGACAAAACTTACTGGATGATGGCTTTAGCTTTTTTAATGTTCATCATAACAATTTTGACCGCTTCGGCTCAGGATAAAAGGTTCACAGGTTATTTATACACTGAACCTCAGCACTATCTACTCAGTAACAATGAGAACGCTCTTGTTCACTTTAAAAAATCCGAAGAGAAAATCAATTTTGGATTCGGAGTAGAATATCAAATGACCTTAGTGTATTTTAATGCCGAAGTATATTTGTTTCCAGATCTAAACAATTTGGACTATGCTCACATACAAGGAACCGTATTAGGATTTAATTTACATTCTAAATTCGATGAATGGAGATATTACCTAGGAGCAATTAGGTTAGGATTAATTTCAAGAGAAAGTGGATTTCTTTACCCTATGTTCGGAAGCAATATAGGAATAGAAAGATATTTCGAAGGCATTTACTTTGGAATTTCTACAGGATATGATTGGAAATCAGACGACAAAGCTTGGGATCCTAAAGGAACAGGACACGGAGTCTGGCAAGCAGGAATAAAAATAGGAATAGTGTTATAAATAAAAAAAAAGGAAAAAGATGAGAACATTCGGAGAATTAATAGTCGTAGACATACCTGTATTGATGATTTTCTATACGGAAGGGAATGAAGAATCTAACAATATGCATCCAGTGATGAGAGACGTATCTGCTCATTTTGGAAATTTGGCACGGGTTGTTAAGATAGACATAGACAAGAACCAAGAATTGACAGAGGCCATGAGAGTAAAAAGTCTCCCTACCTTGATGATCTATAAAGACGGAGAACAGGTGTGGAGACATACAGGGATAAAATCCTATAAGGAATTAGTGGAACTAATAAAACGGTATGAGTAGTTTTTCTTGTTATTCGAAGCAAGAGGGGATGGGAAAATGTAAAGGGGAATGTGAATTTTGTAAAGATCATTTCAAAAGACCCGAAACAAAAAAACCTATTAAGAACTACAAGGATTATAGAAACGGATCTAAAGATACCGTGAACGTAGACGTCAGGATCCCTAAGGAGACGTATACTAAGTTAGAAATCTTATGTAAGTTAGATGACCGGAAAATGAACAACTTAATCGTCACGATGATATTAAATGAATTTGAAGACATAAATTATGAATTTAACAAACATATAAAAAATGAAAATTAAAAAACTTTATTTCAGAGGACCTAAAGGAGAATTGAGAAACCTAACTAAAACTTCTAAACCTATGTACGACTTCCTGGAAGATTATTTTTTCAATCGCAGGGGAAATTTAAAGTACGACGAATTGAATAAGGATATAAAATCTCGGAGGGAGATAAAACCTCTTCCTATAGAAGTACCTAAAGATCTCGGGAAAGAATTCCTAAAACTCACGAAGGGAACATCGATTGTGATCTATTTTAATAGCAGTTGGAGAGCTTGTGCTAAACTAAGTATGAAACTTTAACGGTTTTTATTTTCATACTGTATGAATGTTTCGTAAATTTACCTCATAATAATTAAAACAAGCAATATTATGGAAAATCATTTAAAAACAGTAAGAGATTTAAGAATCAAAATAGAGAAAAGCAATGGCCCTTATGTCATGAGCAATCAAGAATGGGAATCTCTTGAATATGTAAACAAAAACGGATTAAACAGAATAGAAAATTTTTAATAATTAAAACAAAACAACATCATGAGAGAAGCAGAAATAATGTATTTAGGGATGAGGGAATTCAAGGGAGATTTTTCACACAAATTCATAGAAATAGATGAAGACAATTCCCCCGGTAAAGTTTGGTCCTTTAGCTCTAAACTATTCAGCAAAGGAACCATAGGAGCGGTATACACTTGTAAATTGGAAGGGGACAATATTTCCTACAGCAAGAAAACTTGTCCGAGATATGTTCTTCAGGTGTCTGAAGGTCACGGAAAAGGCACTAGTATTTTGTTCCCTAAGCTCATAAGTGATTCAGAAATTCTGAACGATCAAGCCTTAGTTGTAAAAAGAAACGGGACTAAGACCAAATCTTCTTTGGACAAGAACATAGAGGAAATAAGAGAGAATTATAAAGAACTATCAAGTCAAAAACAATCCAGATTTATAGCTGATCTGGTATATAAAATAACAAGATAATGAGGACTAAATTATTTAAGGAATGATACACATTAAGATCAAAAAGGGAGAATTAATCGAGGTTAAAACCGATCGGAGTTTTTCCTACGACTTAGAAGAGAAGAATTTTATAAAGGAGGTAATATTGACGAGTATGAAACTTTAACGCATAAAAATATTATAATGGAAGAAGAATTCGAATGCGACGTCTGTGGCAAACCTATTGAAAAGGCCGGACTATGTGGATCAAAACCATGTTTGGAAGCAGACATGATGTAAACAAAGTAAACAATAAATAAACAATCATTGTTTACACGGTTTGACCAATGGTAGTATATGATTGGCTAAGGTGTAAACAATGTAAACAATAAAACACATAAACTTTTGAAAGTATATGTAATATACTGAATATAGGAGTAATACACACTATAAACACGTTACGTAGGATTACAAAAGTTTCTCGCTTTTATTGTTTACATTGTTTACACCTTAGGGAAACGTAAGCAGGCATTGCAATAATTGAGAAACAATACATTGTTTACTTTGTTTACAAAATAAATTCGTAGATTTGTCCTATGACACTGAAACAAATATCAATAGAAATTATAAGACCTTTTGTAGTTTTCTTCGGGAAGAGGAAATCTCGCAATAGACGAAAAACAAAAGAGGTCATAGAAGACTATGAAAAACTCATAGCTGAGTTCAAATTGATTCAAAATAAAGAATCCAAATTGTCTTCTACTCAAAGGAAAATGGTACGTGCAAGGATCGTACATTTAGTAGGTAAAGGACACATAAAAGTATCATAAGTATGACTGTAAATAAATTGACTCCGAAACAAGAAGCCTTCGCTCAAGCATACTTGAGAACAGGTAATTTAACTGCATCGTATAAAGAAGCATACAATGCATCCAATATGAAAGAGATGACTATAGCAGTGAGAGCATCCAAGTTATCACGTGAGTATAAAGTCGGTAATAGAATTCAAGAATTACGGAATGAAATGCAAGAACGCAACAGAGTCGATCTCGATGATCTCATACAAGAACTCTCGAACATGGTCAGATTTGATCCTGCAGATATGTATGATGAGAACGGGAACATGAAGAAAATGAATGATATGCCTAAACCCGTTCGTCAGATGATAGCAGGACTAGAAACCCAAGAAATGAAAGTACACATGGACGGGGAATCATTCACAGTAGGACACTTAAAGAAAGTAAAGCTCATGGACAAACTAGGAGCGATAGAGAAGCTTATTAAATATTTCGACGGGTATAATAAGCACAATAAGTCTAAGACCGGAGACGTAGTCATATACCAACTACCTGATAATAAAAGATAAAATGTCGAGGTCTTTTAAAGATAAACGAAGAGGCACCGGGGTCTTGTAAAGAACATTTAGTTTTTATTTCTAAAAAATAGGTATATTTGCTAAATGCAAGAGCCTAAAATTATAAAACCTCAACCCGGGTTTCAAGAAAAATTCCTTTCCTCCCCAGCAGACATTGTGATTGGGGGTTCAGCTGCTGGAGTTGGAAAGACTTATGGATTACTTCTAGAATATTTAAGGAACAAAGATGTAAAAGGATTCGGGGGAGTGATCTTCAGGAGAACTTCTCCTCAGATAAGACTGGAGGGAGGACTATGGGATACGTCTATGGCCATATATCCTTTTGTAGGAGCAACACCAAGGGAAAGTTCTTTAGAGTGGAATTTTGGTCCAAGTAAGCTTAAATTTGCACACTTAGAATACGAAAAGAATAAACTTGACTACCAGGGAGCTCAAATTCCTCTCATAGGATTCGATGAGCTCACCCATTTTTCTGAAACTATGTTCTTTTATTTGCTCACAAGGAATAGATCTACTTGTGGAGTGAAGCCTTACGTGAGGGCAACATGTAATCCTGATCCAGAAAGTTGGGTAGCTAAACTGATCGAGTGGTGGATCGATCAAGACACAGGCTATCCTATCCCTGAGAGAGACGGAGTTGTACGATATTTCATTAGGTATGGTAGCAATTACATTTGGGGAGATAACAAACAAGAAGTGATTGACAAAGCTCAATTTGTAATAACTGAGATGCTTGAAAAATCCAGAAAAGCAGCAGAGGAACAAGGAATAGAGAATTCCATAACAGCAGAGGACTTCGTTAAATCCATCACATTCATATCAGGATCCATATACCAAAATCAAGAGCTTCTTAAAATAAATCCTGCATATTTAGCTAACCTTTTATCTCAGGATGAAGCTACCAGAAGATCATTGCTTGACAGTAACTGGAAGTTTGTTCAATCGGATGCTGACATATATGATTATGAGTCGTTCAAAGGAATGTTTGAAAATGTATTCGAAGTGAAGGAGGCAAACAGAAAAAGGATAGTTGCCGATATTGCTTTAAAAGGATCCAATAAGTTCATCGTAAGTTATTTTGAAGGTAGATCTCTAGAAGATATGACCATAATGGAAAAATCTGACGGAAAAGAAGTGTTGGATGCGATAGTGAATATGGCCATAAAGCATGGAGTTGCCAATAAGGACATATTGTTCGATGCTGACGGAGTAGGAGGATACATTGATGGTTTTCTTAAAGGATCTAAATCTTTTCACGGAGGAGCAAGGCCTATGAAGGTCTATAATCCTGTAACAGGTAAAAACGAGGACGAGAATTATTTCAACTTGAAGACTCAATTGATATACAGAGCAGGAGATGCGGTCAACAGGAATAAATACGTTGTTTCCGACTATGTACAGAACATGAGGTTCGATAAATCTATGACGGTTAAGCAAAGAATGATTTTTGAACGAAAGGCTTTTAAACGGGACAAGATTGACCATGACGGGAAGCTTAAGGTCATAGGCAAAGATGAAATGAAAGCCATGCTTCAAAATGAGTCTCCGGATGTACTTGATACCCTATTCATGAACGAGCTATTCGAAATCAAAAGACAACCGTCAAGACACGCTATCTCTGAATCCCAAGCTAAGACTCTTTACTATTAAGTATGAAACTTTAATGGTTTATATTTCCATACTGTATGAATAATACGTAGATTGGCTGTATAATAATTAAAACAAGCAATATTATGACAACAGAAGAAATTAATCTATTAGTAAGAGAACTCAGAGAATTAGGGTTCAGAATGACAAGAAAAGCATCGGAGAGGGAAGAGCTATCTTGTATCAATGTAAAAGTCTTACCTAAGACCATAGTGAGTAAGATTATGACTTTAGACGTAAGAGAAATAGACCTGGAGATGGAAACTAAAGGACTATTTAAGGCCGTATTCTCGGAAGATGTACACGAATTAGTTATATTTAAGACTACTTATAAAGGAATAGAAAGAATGATATTGGGAGACAACCAAGGATACGATTATTGCAGATATGCTATAGAAATAGTAGGAGTATAACCTCATCTAAAAGTAAAAATAAAAAGGACATTTATAAATAATGTCCTTTTTTTATTACATTTGGGACTTACTAAAGGACTAAATAATGGATGAAGAACTGAAACGATTAATGGATCTATTGAAATCGGATCCTGAAAAAGCAATAGCCGAGATCCGAAAGACTTCTAAAGACGTTGATGCGATTGCTAATTATATAAAGGAATACAGGGAGGAAGACAGATCTCAAAGAGACGGACAAGTAGGAGTCATTCAAAGGGATAAATCTTTAGCCGGAAATAAGATTCAAAAAATGGTTAAGATCTACATTAACCATGCACAGAACATAGTTGAGACCTTGTCTGCTTTCATTATAGGCAAACCTGTTACACTTATTCCTTCAGAAGATAATAATCTATCGGAATTAGTTAAACAGATATGGAGGGTGAATAGGATTGATTCTAAAATCCTTAAATCCACCATAGTTAAACTTTCTCAGACTCAGGTAGCTATGAATTTTTATATAAACGACATAGAACCTAATTCCATACTAAATAAAATACTGGTAAGTCTTAAGCTGAAAGCTCAAGCCAAAGAGATCAAAGTAAAGGTGTTAGACAACACGACGGGCGTTATGACTCCTTACTTTGATTCCGCCGGTAACATGATTCTATTCATGTGGCAATACAGTACCTCATCAGACGGCCAAACCATAAACCATGTAGAGATATGGGACGAGACTACTAAATTCTATTTGAATGATGAATCTTCGAAAATGATCATCATAGAATCTCCCCCTCACGGTTTTGATAGAATCCCTATGGTGTACGACGACCAGAGAGACCCTCAGTGGTATCCAGTAAAATCTCCTGTAGACAGACACGAAGTGGCTTTGTCTAAACTAGGAGATGCTAATGATTATTCGGGTCATCCTATCCTAATTACAGAAGGAGAGGTAGTAGGAATGCCTACTAAAGACGAAAGTGGTAAGCATTTCAATATCCCTATAAAATATGATGATGAAGGAAATGAGATAAAAGGAAAAGTAAGTTTCTTAGAAGCTAAAACTGCTCCAGAATCTAATAAATTAGAGATAGAAAAACTAGAAGATATAATTTCTTACGGATCCAGTGTTCCTAATCTTTCTTTAAATAAACTTAAGGATTTAGGAAACGTTGCTGAGAAAACAGTAAAGCTTATGTTCTTAGGAACGGAATTAAAAGCTGAGCTAATGCGATCCAACACTAGAACTTTTATAGAAAGGTGTCTGAATGTATTGATTTCAGGAATAACTAAGACCACAAACACTTCTTTGGCCACAGAGGGACAAACTCTCTATTATGACATCCATTTTAATTCCATACTCCCGAGTGATATTGCTGAGAGAGTAGAAACTGTTACTAAAGCAGTAGATTCAGGCCTGATGAGCAAAGAGACCGGGATTGGATTAATAGACTTAGTGGAAGACATAAAAGATGAGATGGATAAAATAGCCTTGGAAACTAAAATTAAAGATCCTGTAGAACCTATTGAATAATTTAGTACATTAGCAATTCAAAGGATTTTTCCATTTTGTTACGTTTTGATTAATAGCTAAGCCTATCCTCTCTCAGGGATAGGCTTTTACTTGTATGAAACTTTAACGGCTTATATTTTCATACTATATGAATAATATGGATATTAGCACTATAATCAAAACAATTAATATTATGAGAAAAACAACAGAAACAGAGAAAGAAGTATTTTCTTTCCTTAACGACCTTCGAGATTCCGGAGCAACTAATATGTTTGGAGCAACTCCTTTCATAATGGATGAATTCAATTTGGATCAAGCAACTTCTAAAAGGTTATTGTCTACATGGATGAATAACTTCAACAAAGAAGGTAATTACGAAGAGGTAAAAGATGCCTAAATTCAAATTCTGTAAGAAATGCCTAACAATGACTCCTCACAAAGAGGTTAAGATCCCAGGCAAAAAGTGGCCAAAAATAGTTTGCACCATCTGTAAAAGAGAATCTTAAACCAACTAAGCTCCTTCGGGAGCTTTTTTACTTGTATGAAACTTTAACGGTTTATATTTTCATACTGTATGAATAATATGTATATTAGCACTATAATTAAAAACATAAAATCATGGAAACTTTAAAAATCACAAAAAAAATTACTTTCGAACAATTCATCAGCCAAGGGTATTCTCAGAAATTAGCAGAAAACTTCGGAATGGAACACATCAAAAAAGAACAAGAAACAAGATGGGGAAAATACAATCCTGAAGTTTACATCTGTGAAGGAACAAAATCCAAGACCTACGGGTTAGGGTTCATCGTAATGCTAAGATATAAAGCTGATGGATTAAATTTCCTTAAAAGAATTACTTCCTATGGATCTTCTTCTATTACCTCTCAAGGATTATGCTACGCATATTCAGGGGCATTCGGAGTAAGTCCAGAAATTACAGAAGAGATAATAGGAAAACTAAGAGAAGCAGGTCAAGATACGGACACATTCACTACAATAAGATTCGGAAAAGAATATTTCGACAAAGGGGAATCAAATAGAAAAATATGGAGACAACAATCTTGGATCACATTATTCTAAAAACGATTAAGCTCCTCCGGGAGCTTTTTTATTTGTATGAAACTTTAACGGTTTATATTTTCATACTGTATGAATAATAGGTATATTAGCACTATAATTAAAAACATAAAATCATGGAAACTTTAAGAACAGGAACAATCACAATCGAGTACAACGGGACAACAATCGAACGTATAAAAACAGTTCAGTTTGTTACCGTTACAATAGTAAATCCTCAAGGAAAAACTATAAATAAACACGATGCTAAAATTTTCATACCTGGTACACATGAACAGAACGGGCAAGTATTTGAGCACAGATATAAATTCGCCTTGGTTTCTTTTGCTAAAAGAATAAAATCTCAATTTAGCACTACCCTCGAGGGGGAAATTTACAACCTTCAATTCTCAGGACTTTAAACTTTTTTAGTACATTAGCTAAGTTCTAACTACAAATTTTGATTGATAGCCATTTTTAAAAGCTCCTGTAAAAAGGGAGCTTTTTTGTTGCGATCATATAAACTTTCATTGTTTTATGCAATAGATTGAAAATATGTTGTTAGATTTGTAACCACATTAAATATAATTTCAACACATGGCAGTAGAAAAAAGTAAAGTGATTGCAAGACTTAAGGCATTATTCCCTAAGGCTAACCTATCACAAAAAAGGATGGACTCAATAGCGGACAGACTTTGCACTCAACCAGAAGATGATGCTGACGATTCAGCAATCGATGAGGTGATTAATGAGTTCAATGAATTCTTAAGCATCGAGCAAATTGCAAGGAACGACGATCGAGATCGAAAAGCAGCGGCAGACAAGAACAAACGTAAGCCAAAGCTCAAAACTGAAACTGAAGACGATGAGGAAGACGAGGAAGAAGAAATTTCCGGAGATGTTCCTGAATACGTGAAGCTTATACTTAAGCAGAACAAACAAATCGCAAAAGAATTAGAAGAGATCAAATCTGGTAAAGTTACGGACTCTAAAAGACAACAGGCTAAAGCAGCTTTTGAGGGATCAGAAATATTGAAGGGAATGAAACCGGAGATAAAAGAAAAATGGATGGACAGAATAGATTTAGATTCTGAGACATCTTTTGAAGATCAAGCAAAAGAGTTAGAGACTGAATTTTCTGAATTGACCCAATCTTCGGCAGACCAAAGTAACTATGGAGGTCCTGCAGGAAAAGGGAAGACAAACGGAGAACTTAAAAAAGAAGACGTAGATAAAGTCATTGACCGAATGAATATTTAGCAAAAAGAATATTAACCTTAAAAATTTAAAATTATGGCGGGAACTACTGCTAATTTGAATAATACAGGTGACAACTTTAATTTAGGAGGGCAAGGAATTGTCATTGTTAAGAATTTGGAAGTGATTCCAGGAGGGAAAACATTAGACACTACCGGATTTACCCCTGCTACTATAGAAGAAGGTCATCTGTTGATTGAGGAAACGGCCACTGGAGTTATTAAACCTATGCCGATTTCCGGAACAGCTTACGCTGCTTTACCTGCGAGTCACACTTATTTCGGCGTTGTCGTATCAAGTGTACGCACAAGTAAGCCATTCGTATCTGTATTACTACGAGGATCTGTAAACCATGTTGCTGCGGTTTACAATGCAACAGCTATTTTAGCTGCCGTGAAAGCAGCTCTTCCACTAATTAGATTTATACAAGACTAAGCCATGAACGAATCATTTTTCGTCCAGTTTAAAGACTGGTTTAATCAAATCGCTAAAACCATTGAAGAGAGAGTAAATGGAAAAAAGACAGCGTTGACTTACATGTATAAAGACATGTTAACAGAAGAACTAAGTGCAGACCTTAAATGGAACACATTGACCATCGACTCTAGTATAGTTGCTGCTGATGTTGTATCATTAGACTCAAGTTTACCATTGAAAAAGAGAGACTCATTCGGAACAGCATCTGGAGATGTACCTAAGTTAGGTATGAAAATGCAGATGACAGAGAAGAACATGTCTGATATCGATGTACTAAAAGCAAGAAACGTAGAAACTTCTGTCTTAATCGACAAAATTTTTGCTGATCAGGTTAAAGTCACAATGGGTATTCACGAGAAATTAGAATATATGCTTTTGCAAAGTTTATCTTCCGGAGTTACAATCATCGATGATGATAACAATGTAGGGACGGGTATACGTATAGACTTTGGATATAAAGCTTCTAATAAATTTGGAGTTACCACAGTTTGGTCTGATGTTTCAAATGCCAAACCTATAGATGACATTAAACGTGTAATAAAAGAAGCGAAAGCTACTGGAGACGTCCCTCGAGTTATAATGATGGATGAATCCACGTTTGATAATTTAGCAGCTAACCAACAAACGAGAGAGCAATATGCCTTCTCTCAGAATTTCGTTGGAACTCAAATTCCTATTCCTGATCTTGATCAAGTCAATGCTTTATTCCAAAAACGATTCAAATTATTAATCGTGATTGTGGATAGAACAGTGACTGTTGAAAGAGACGGAAGCAGAACGGTTCTAACTCCTTGGGAAGCTAACAAAGTCATCTTATTGGAATCTACTAAAGTAGGTAAATTAGTATACGGTATTCTTGCAGAAGAAACTCGTAAGACTAAAACCGCTTTATATGAGAAATCTGGATCTTTCATATTATTGAAAAAATGGAGTTCGGATGAGCCTTTTGCGGAATTTACTTCCTCTCAAGCTCTTGCGATCCCGGTGATCAATAATGTGGATTCGATTTATTCCATAGATACGGAAGAAGCAGAATCGTTAGAAGATGCAGGCGCACAAACGGAAGCAGATGGATTCTTTATCTATAAGACCGTATCTTACACATTGGCTTCAGTAGTTGCTGGTATTAATGCAGCGAGAGCTGTTGATACTACTATAGCAGCTGCAACAGTTAATCAGTTAGACACAACCCTATCTAAGAAAATTGATAGCTTATCAGAAGAAGGAATCGCATTATTTGAAGCTGAACTAGTAGCAGGACCATAATATGTACGACGCTAACTCTATAACGGAATTATCTACCTTAATTGGATTCGGGGACTCTATAAAAGGAGATACCACCGTAGATGCTGCTAATAAAGTGGGAACATCTCTAATGGTATTCAAGAGCTTCCACAATTTAGTTGAGGTGGACAATTTGTTATCTTCCTTTGCTTCAGAAATATCTTCAGTTCCAGCCGATGTAAATATCGAACTGACTAGGATACGTACAGACTCAGCTAAGAGAGTTTTAGCAGACATATTGGATCAACACATAGATTATGATGACGAAACAGATTACAGTGAGCTAATACTCACTAAAATGAATCTATTCAGTAAGCCTTTCGGTTTCGCTGTATGTATATCGTGTCTTGAGTTGATGATGTCTTCAGGGAGATTTAATGTAGAGCAAAGATCTATAAGGGAATCTTATGCAACTTTAAAATTAGAACTAGAAGGAGCAAAAAGTGACCAAGGAAAAACCTTGTCTTATGGTATAATTAGCAAATACAACTATTCAGTGAAGCAATGTCAGAAAGTCATTTTTCAGATTAAGCCCACTGTGGACAACAAAAGCAACTGGTAATGAACAACACTATAAATACTCCTGTAACAGCAGACATAGTAATTCAAAAACTACAAACTTATCTTTTTGATAATTTGGGTTGGAGTCCTATAGAAGTTTATGGGAGAGTTTATAAAAATAAAATAGACTCAGGAACAGTTCCCCAATCCTACAAAGGGGAAGGGGACTATGTTCCGGACGTCTTTTTCACCGACAAAGGTCAAAATAAAGGAAATATATTTTTCATACTGGATGATAAACATAAATCGATTAACGTTAAGGATATGAAAGTCCAAACCAAGATAGTTTTTATGCTAAATCTTAAACTGATTTTCAACGATGATTCCCAAAGGCAAGATGCTAAAGCTCAACAAGAAGCTTGGAATCTTATAAAAAAGAAAAATCAATTCACTTTAAAAGGAATAGAAACAGGGATGGAAACTGTATTAAAAGGATTTAATCTTTCTGAAATACAAAAGGCAGACATAGAACCTTTACACATTTTCGCCATAGTCGGAGATTTAAAATACACAATTAATAAATGTTAAAAAAATAATCTTATGATTTACATTGATATTTGCGGCGGTACTAAAGTCGTTAAGAATACGGGAGCAAACGAACAATGTTTGTATTCTCCTACTGTAGGTTATGCTTTAGCAACGGAAGACTTCGCATTTGCAAGTATTGCAGCATTCAAAACCAAAGTGGCATGGGATGCAGCCAAACTAGCAAAAAGTATTGCAGTCATGTTCTCGGTGGAAGCCTCAGAACTTTCTAATACGGAAGCTTCATTTTATGAAAGCAGAACAGTTAAATACAGAAACAAAAGAGCACGTAAAGGAATTTCTTTTACTCATCACTTAGGACTATGTTCTCATAGTGCTTTAGAATCCTACGAAGGTAGTGCATATTCTAGAGTGTTTGAATTCACCGCAGATGGAAACATCAAAGGAGTTCTACAGAGTGACGGAACTGTAAAAGGTCAAAAATTATCTGACTTTACAGTTGGTCAAATTGAAGAGCCAGTTATTGAGGGAGATCCTCAAAAAACAGTTGTTCAATTAGCTTATAAGAACTACAAAGAGTTCCAAGACAACGGAGCTATTGTTGAACCCGATTTTGATGTTGAAGACTATACTGGAGTATTCGGTGTAACTTTAACCGTTGTTGGAACCCCTACTGCTACTGAGTTAGTTCTTAGAGCAACCGCTGGATGTAGCGGAGACATTCCTGTAGAAGGATTAGTCATCGGAGATTTTGCAGCTATAAAAGATTCAGACGGAACAGACAATACGCCTGACAGTGTAACTCCTGGAGCAGGAGCAGATGCTAACTTGTATACTTTTGTAGATACTGATTTAGTATCAGGATCTATCTCAGTTGCACCAGTTGCTCAAGGAGATGTAGTTTATGAAGCTGAATCGGTTTCATTTACAGTATAATCTTTAACAAACTGAAATTATGTCAGACAATAAAAAATTTAAGAACACGTCTTTTAAAAAAGGGTACAATCCTACTTTTGGAGAGTTTAAAAAATCCCATTCTAGTATTTTTACTGAGAATGAGATCGAGGAAGCTTACAATGCATGTGTAGGGAATACACCAGAAAAGGAAGCTCCTAAAAAGGAAACTCCGAAAAAAGAATCCCCTGAAAAGGATTTTTCTGGAAAAGGATCCTCTAAAAAAGACAAATCTTAAATAGGCATGGGAAAACTAGAAACTCAGCTCCAGAGAGCTGAGTCTCTAAGCCCATCAGCGATTACAACCGCCTTATTTGCGTATTTGAATTCAATTGAATCATACGTAGTAGGTTTAAACAGAGAGCAATTATTCGAATCAAGTGTAGATATATTCGGGAATCCCCTCGGATATTACTCAAAATCTTCAGAGTACATAACTACAAACGATGCTCTTTTAGGAAAGAATGTAAGAATAAAGAAAGAAGGAGATCCTTACGACTTCTTGCAAACTGGAACTTTTTTAGACGGACTTTTTGCTAAGGCTTCAGGGACTCATTTGTCTTTCGGTTCAACAGATCCTAAATTGGATGAAATTTTATCCAATGTTAGATTACTCAGTAAGTCATTTTTTGGACTTACAGAAGATAATAAAATAAAACTCATTTCAGAAAAACTAACTCCATTTTTAATATCCTATTCTAGAAAAGCACTCAATATATGACTTACACTTCCTTAGATACTATCCCTTTAAAACTCTATTTAGAAATACTAAAGACAGGGAATCTAACTTTATTAACGGATGACAAAGAATATTTGGATAAACTATCAGGAATATGGGCCAAACTAAAAGAGGATTTCAGAACTATTGATCCTGATGATTCTTTTGAGAAGACTTTAAAAAGCATGATAAAAGTAGAGATGTACACAGCAAAATATAATTTTTTAGAATTTGCAGTACATTGTCTAAAATTCGACAGAGATGAAGAACTTGAGAACATGATAAGAGAGATGAATTATAAACTTACGGAAGATAATTTTAAAAGGGATCTGAACTTAGTAGATTCTTACAGAAAAGGGATACTAATACTGATAGAAAAGCATTCAGCTAAACTTCCCTCTACTGAAGGAAGAAAACCTACTAACATAGATGAGGTTATTTTAGGATATTGCTCTATTCTCAGTTTTAGTTTCGACACGAATTCTGTAACAGTAACCCAATTCTATGCTATGAAAAAAGTATTTGACTCTAAATTAAAAGTTGCAAGAGAAGAACAGGCCAGAATTAAAAACAAAAAGAAATAATGGCAGAAGGACTAATCACCAGACAGGACATCATTACGGACAGTGCTCTTGAATTCGGGAAAGAATATAAAGAGAACATTGAAATAATTCTTGAGGCTAATAAACAGATAAAAGAGTCAGCTAAAGAAGTTTTTGAAATCTATAAAGGTTTTGATAAAATATCTACTCAAGAACAATTCATAGAAGCCAAAAGGAAAGAGACTCTTGCCACTCTAGAAGCAAAAAATGCTATCAAACTACAAGAAGAAGCTTTAAAGTCCGCAGAGAAAATAAAAAGAGAAGTTCTAAAAACAGATCAAGCTACTGTAAAAAGCCAACAAAATATAGCCGATCAGGCTAGAAAGACATCAACTGCCTGGAAAGAACAAGATCAAGCTGAAAAAAGTCTAATTAGTACTAAAAGAAAAAATGAACTTGCTTCTGAGTCTACAAATAGAGCACTAATAAAGGAAAGGGAAGAACTAAGAAAACAGAATTTAGAGATAAAAAGAAGCTTAACCTTCGTAGGCCAACTTACTTCTAAAAGAGACCAAGCTAGAAAATCTATACAAGAATATCAAGCAAAATTAGCTTTAGGTAAAAAATTAAGTGACCAAGAACAAAGAGAATTAAGGGAATCAACTGTAGAATTTAAAAAATACAATAAAGCCATAAAAATCATTAAAGAGTCTACAGGACAATTTCAAGAAAATGTAGGGAATTATCCTAAGCTTTTTAAGTCCCTCGGATCTGGTTTACGTCAATTACTCCCGGTTCTTGGAGTAGCTGGATCTCTAAGACTTGTGTTCGGGGCGATTAAAGATGCTACTGATATCATTAGAGATTTCGACAGGCAAATGATTGCAGTTCAAAAAACTACAGGACTTACGGATGGCGAAATGTTCAAACTGAGGAAAGAAGTAATATCCTTAGGAGTAGAACTTAAAGGGGTATCCATACAAGGATTATCCGAAGCTGCAGAAGTAGCGGGGCAATTAGGGGTAAAAGGAACTAAAAACATACTAGGCTTTGCTAAAGCTATTGAGATATTAAAAGTTTCTGCTAAAGGGATTAGTGAGGAGACCGTTGCTGATTTTGCCAAATTCATAGAAGTTTCTAAAGATAGTGCTGAAAATGCGGACAGATTAAGCTCTGTCATTACTACGTTAGGAAATAACTTTGCTACAACCGAGAAGGAAGTAATTAAATCAGCTACAGAGATTCAAAAAGGGGTTCAAATATATAAAGTATCAGCTGAGCAGGTTTTAGGGCTTGCTGGAGCAACTTCTGCATTAGGGATCCAAGATGCCGCAGCAAGAACCTCTATAAGAAAAACTTACGGGGTAATCCAACAAGCGATATTTACAGGGAAAAACTTAAAGGAGGTATTAGAACTCACAGGGCTTACCGAGAAAGAATTAGCAGAGCAATTCGAAAAAGATGCTACAGGAACATTTATTAAGTTTCTTAAAGGGCTTAATGAAATGACAGAAGGGGGAGAAAATACCCAGCTAATTTTAGAGAAAATGAAACTAGCAGGAGACAGAGTCGCACCTACTTTATTATCTTTATCTTCTAAAAATGAACTCGTTGCTGATGCGGTTAATAGGTCTACTGAAGAGTACATAACAAACACTGCGGCATTACAAGAAGCAGAATTAGCAGCAAAAAGTTTAGATTCTTTGTTGGGGGATTTAAAAGATTCCTGGAGTGGATTAATACTAGGTTTAGAAGATGGAGATAATGCTTTAGGAAGACTTGCAAAAACAACTCTTAGAGGACTATCGGAAGGGATAGATAAATTCTCTTTTGCCTTAAGAGATGATGTAGATGTACTAGATAAATGGAAAATAGCAGCAAATAATTCAACCCGAGTATTTTCAGTTTTACTCCCTTGGGTAGAAAACGGAACAGGATTATTCCAAGAAAGCACAGATAAATTAATAGCAGACACTAAGGCAAGAGATAATAATGCTAAAGCTATCCAGGATCAAGTAGATGGATTTATTGAACTATATGGGTCAATAGGGCCACTACTGAAAAACAAAGAAAATCCTTTTGACTTTTTAAATGCTCCTACAGAAGCAACAGATGATAGTAGTGACGCAATCACCAGGAATGTAGCTTTCCTAAGGGAACAAATAAAAGCTCAAAAAGATCTACTGGAGTTGACTACTACAAAGGAAGAAGCTCAAGTGATCCAAGCTAGTATAGATGGATACAATAAAGAATTAGAAGCAATCTTAGGCGTTAAAAGAGCTAAGGAAAAACAGAGTAAAGTTGAAGAAGATGCTTACAACCTAAGCAAAGAAATACTTCAACAAAGAATAGAAGACGAAAAAGAAATTCTAAAAAATAAAGAGGAGTCTGCAGGAGAAAGGCTTTCTGCTAATCTGGATCTATTTATACAATCTAAAAATCTACTCGATCTCGAAAAAGAGCAAGCTATAAATAATGCTAAAGGCAGAGTCGACGAGATCAAAAGAATAGAACTTAGATACAGTAGTGACCTAGAAGCACTGGAGAAACAACGCTCAGACAACTCTAATGGAGTTCTAGAGGATGAATTTAGTAAAGTAAAAGTAAGACTTGAGAATAAAAAAAGAATTGAACAGGAAGCTTTAGACGCTGAAACAGGGGATCTACAAGAGCAACTTCTAAGAAAAGAAATTACTGTAAAAGAGTATGAAGATCGTATTACAAAAATAAAACGTGATGCTGCTGTTAAAATTCTTGAAGACCAAATTGGTTTTTATGAAGAGGAACTAAAAAATCCTTTGTTGGATCCTGAACAGAGGATCCTATTAGAGCAAGCGTTGGCTGGGACTAAAATCTCTTTGTCTAATTTAGTAACGGATAACTTTATTGCAGACGCTAAAGCTCAAGAGGAAGCTGAAAAGAAACTACAAGAATTTAGGAAACAAGCCATAAGCGACACTTCCGATGTGATTGCAGAAGCTTTAGGTTTAGACAGTTCCAATATAGAACGTTTTTTAACGGGAATAACAGAAGGATTTGAAAATGCTTTTGAAGCTATTCAAGCTTCTGTTTCGGTTGCAGGAGAACTTATAGGATCCTTATTTGATGCTAAAGCTCAAAGATACGAAGAAGACATACAACGTAACAGTGATTACTATACAGCTCTACTAGACAATCAAGAACTTAGCGAAGAGCAAAGGAGTGCTTTAGAAGCCGAAAAAGATCAGAAAGAAGCAGAAATAGAGAAAAAGAAACGCGAGTCTGAACGTAAAGCTGCTATATTCAGTAAAGCTGCTAATATAGTAGAGGTAGGAATAGACACAGCTAGAAAAGTTGCAGCTATTAAAACCCAAGCGGCAGTTTTAGCATCAAATCCTTTTACTCTTCCGGCAGTTCCTTTAGCCTTAGCTCAAATCCCTTTAGTTTTAGGTTTTGGAGCTTTAGCCATCGCAGCAATTGCAGCTAAACCTATTCCTAAATATTTCAAAGGAACAGAAAATCATCCTGGGGGACTTGCAGAAGTAGCAGAGTATAGACCAGAAGTAATACACGAACCAGGGAAAGATCCATATCTTCAAAAGAAAAGAGGAGTTTTAGATTTACCTGAAGGAACTAAAGTATACCCTAGCTTAGATGATTATGTAAATATGGAAATGGCTCAACTAGAATCCTCGTTCGGTATCCAGAACAAGAATTTAGTATCTTATGGAAATTTAGTCTCTGTATATTTCAATACCGATGAACTAGTAGGAGAAATGAGAGAGAACACTAAAGCAACAAAAAATTTAAAATTGTCAGTTAGTACACACAGAGCTCCGGACATCTCTCACTTACTTTACAAGAGAGATCAAATAAATTGGAAATAAATGAGTAATATTAATACAGCATATAATGACAGAGTTTTCTACCAATTGCAACATGCAAGCGGAAACCATACTGTTGCTCATTCAGACATAATAGGCTGGCAAGACGATGAAAAAGAATTAGCTAGAAATTTAGAACATGAAGGAATATTCTCTAAATTTTCTAACAAACTTAAATTTAAGGGGGAAGCTCTAATATTCATAAACACTGTAAAATACATATATGGACCTAATGCTAAAATAAGATTGATTAAAGACGTTAAAGATAACAACCTCGTATGGAAAAGAGAATATACAGGATTCTTAAGCATGAAGACGTGGGAAGAGGAAAACAACCAAATTTCATTAAAATTTCATTCTGGCGGATTAGAGACTCAACTTAAATCTAGAAGAAACGATAAGATAGAAATTGAAAGATTGAAAAGTCTTTCGGGGAAGAGCATTCCGGAACTAGAATTGTCTCAGCTATTTTTACCAGGGAGAAAAATATTTCTGACTAGTAAACTTAAAGGGTCTGAAACAGAAAGTGGGGGATTCACAAACACTCAAGCTTTTCGTAGTCCTATTATGCAAGTTCTATCCGACAATGATGTTCGGATCCAATCCGTCATAGAAGACTTTATTCCTTATACGATTGATGGAAGCTTTCAATGGACGGATTTAAACCCCGGAGTAGCTAATCTTTTCTATTTAAACAATGATCGGGACAAAACTTTAAAAATAAAAGGATCCTATAGAGTACGTAATTTCCCTTCAGGGACTGCCAATAACAGTATAGACGTGGCAATAGTAAAGACAGATGAGAATGAAAATGTAATAGAAGGAAACTATGTATTTCAATCAGGGGATACTTTTGATACCTGGATGGATATCGATTTTGAATATGATCAAGAATTAGGAGAGGGGGAAGGATTAATGATAGTATTTGTATCTCAGATATTCAATTCAGGGTCTTCTAATACTTATCATTCTCTTAAGTACGAGAAACAAGAACTAACAGTAGAGGAAGAAAGCTTCTTTGAATCCTCTATAACAAAAGGAATTTTGGCTTACGAACTGTTGGAGCGCTTAGTTGAGATAATAACAGGAGACAAAAATAACTTCAAATCAGACTATTTCGGAAGGATTGACAGAGGGTATGCTGTTGATGGACCAGGAGCTTACATATTCTTTTCACACGGTCACTGGATCCGACAATTCGGAAAAGGAGATGATCTGTATAAACCCTTTGTGACTTCATGGGAAGAAGCTATAGAAGCACTAATTGTACTAGAAAATATAGGATTAGGAATCACAAGAATAGGTTTGTCAGAGCAAATAATAGTTGAGGATTCTAAATTTTTCAACAACAACAACGTTCTCATCCGGTTAGGAAAAGAAATAGACGGAGAATTCGTTTATACTCAAGTAAACGATGTGAAAAGAAGCAACTATGAAGATCAACTGTATTCCTCCATAGAAATAGGATCTGAAAAAGGGGGAGAGTATGAAGAGATCATGGGGCTAGAAGAAACAAACACTAGATCTAACTACACTTCTCCTATAGAAGATGGGGAGGAATATAAACGCATAATGAAGTATCGCACAGACACTAACGGAGAAGAAATAATAAGAAGATTAAATAAGTTTGTAGCTGCAACTACTGATACTGACGGAGATTTAGACATATTTGCTCATGACGTTAAACCTAGTGAGTCAGAGATATGGCAATTAAAAAACTGGGAAGACGTATTAGCAGTGGCTCCTGTTAACTACTTTGATCCGGATTCAGGATATAATTTCCTTTGGTCTCCTACTCAACTGTTGATAAGAAAACACGGTTGGAAAATAAATGCTTCTTTACAATATTACCCTACTCAAGAGATACAGTTTGGGAGTTCAAAGGGAAAAAGTAACGTAACTATACAAGCGATAGGCGAGTCTGCTCATACAGAAAATGAAAATATAGCTATTTCGTTACTAGAAAGACCGAGAAGTATACCGGAAAAGATTACATTTAATTTTCCTGTAGACACAGAGTTGAATCAATACATTAACGGTTACACTTTGTTAGGGGGTGTAAACATCCCTAATATATACGGTTTAGTAGAATTTAAAAACGAGAAAGGTATACTAGAGAAAGGAAGAATAAGATCCATAAAACCTAACAAAAAAGGAGACTGGGAACTTGAAAAATATAATAAATAATGACGTATTCAGAGTTTACATTAACATTCGATGACGATTTAGTCATAGGGGAGAGAGTAACATTTAAGATAACAGACCTATCCGATGTGTTGATTGCCGTACATAAAGAATATTGGGTAAACTTCCGTAGTCAGTCTTACCAAGTGACTACAGGCTCTCCTACATTAATCCCCGGAGAAAGAAGTGCCATAAATTACATTGTTGCCTTCCAATTGGATTTCAATAGTCTGGATATCTATGAGTTGTCTAGAGTTTTAAATGTAGTCACTGTAAAATGTAAACTACCAACTATTAAATTTGATCAGCCCGATATTCCTAATGCAGCTAATGCAATCATTGTTATAAATAACACTGACGGAGCAGGATTATTAACCATAGATAGTGTCACCTTTTCGGAGTCTACGGCTAATCCTGTTTGTACTCACTATAAGGTTACAGTTACAACCAGCGTTTTAGCTACTAATTTGATTTCTCCTGTAGAAGATGATTCTAATACAGAAAATCCTTTCACTTTTGAACTGTTGAGAAATCAAGGATTCTTTCTAAGTTGTACTTCAGAAAGTGGACAGCTTGCTGGGACTTCGAGATCTACAAATGAGGTTCCGGGAACTTTCGTAATATCCGAAATAAATATTTTAAATTCCCCGGCGGGAGCAACTGTAACCGTTTCAATATTGAATACAGGGATCAATACGTTTGAATATTCTTTGGACGACTCTTCTTGGCAATCTTCTAATGTGTTCAGTGGCCTAGCAGAAGGTAACTACACAGTATATGTCAGAGATAATTATGGATGCAAAATAACTCAAGTCTTCACAGTTGACGAAGATGGGATAAGTGTTCCTTTTTCCTATATAAGTAAATCTAATTCTATTCTTTTTGCGGAAAGAGTTACTTACGCGGACTGTGGGCCTTATAAGACGGATGAAAACACTCTCAGCAATGAGGCATTTGCTTTTGATCCTGAGCTAGCTTACTCAGAGTATGTTCCTTTTCAGACTTGTGACTCTCCTGAGAATCAAATATTGTCTAATTATGAAAATATTGCGGTCAAAGTCCTAAAGGGAGATGGAACTTTTGATTCTATCCCGGTAGTTAAATTGACAGACAACATAGGAAGAAAAGATGCAAGAGATGCTATAAAGTACGATTTAGGAGCAGGTAAAACAGGGATATACTTCTTGACAGGGAACTTATATGACTATGATACAGATGCAGACACAGGAAATGATTATACCCTCAATGGGTTTTTACCTGAATGGGCTAAGATAGGAAACTACCTAAGTATAGGAGGTACATTTTATGAAATAGAAAACATATATTTTGATCCTGATCTAAACTATGAAGTTATAGTGATAGACAGTGTGTATGTAGGGATTTCTCCGGATCTATTAATAGTTAAAAGCGTGTATAACAGACAAAAATTTGAAGTACACGAATTTGTAGTTCCTATGTCAGGATACGAAGGAGAAAACATTCAAATCACAATAAATGAAACTGACTCTAAATTTGATGATAAAAATTGGATTTCGGAAAAAATATGCGTAAAAACACGTCATGAAAATACAGTTGAAATTGAATCTCACAGTCCGGACAATGATGATGTAGTCTATAATTTTGGGCTAAAACATAAAATAAGAGTTATATTAAACAACTGGTTTGGTGATCACGAAGATGAATCAGAGTTAAATAAAGGAGATGATGAATCTAGCCTAATATACTCAGACTTGTATGAATTAGAAATATTTGAATTCGGACCCGTAAGTAAAAATAGATATCGTCAACTAGTGAGACTCCTGTCTAAAAAAATAGTGAGAATAGACGGAGTGTACATGGCTAAAAACGGGAAGATAGAAAAAGAAGGCCCTTTGGAGGAGAGCAATATGCACCTAGTCAAAGCGACAATGATAAGAACGAATGCAGATCCAAACAACGGAGTAATAACAACCGATGAAATAATAGGTACTAATGAAAGCTTAGAAGTTCCTAATTTAATAATAACAGGAAACGATGAATTCATCTCCCAATAAAAATATGAAAATATGAGCTGGCAAACACAAATAATAGCACAACTAACAACTATCCAAAACTGGATAAATAGCACTAACTCTAATAAAAAGCAGATAAACGAGTTAGATGAAACCACCATAGCTTCTACAACAGATGAAATAGTGATAGATCAAGGACTAGGAGCTAAAAGAATATCAGTATCTAATTTTTTAGGAACAGCGAAAGGACCAGTGTGGTCAGATACTGAACAATGTTACATATCTAAAGAGCCGGGGAACATAAATCTAGATCTCATAGAAGCGCTCGACATAGTTTACGAAAAAGATGTTACTCATAGTGGAATAATTGTTACATTGCGAGGGTGGAGATACGATTCAGGGGATAGATCCTTAAGAACGAGTTATACTAAAATAAAATCTTACATATAATGAAAAAACTAATATTTTTAATAGCATTATTTTTTGTTTCCCTCAGCTCGATCGAAGCTCAAAATCCGGATTTCCATTTTAACGGAGTAGTAATAGGGACTTTTGCTTCTGACCCTACAGGAGTAGAACAAGGTCAAATATATTGGAACAGTACGGATGTAAAATTTAGAGTTTACAACGGAACTGTTTGGAGTGATTTAATCGGTGCGGGTTCAGGAGATATGATTCTTGCGTCTGTTCAAACAAATACAGGTGCAAAAACTTTTGAAAGCGGAACTTTACTACTTAGAAACGTAGGCGACACTTTTAATGGGTCTTTTACAAATACTAATACAGCAGATAGGGTTTATACTTTACAAGACGCTGATGGTACACTTGCATTTACAACTGACATAATTGACTACTCGGCAGACGATACTGTTTATGGTATTAGTTGGGATGCCAATACAGATGCAGCGACTAAAAATGCTATCTACGACAAAATAGAAAGTTTAGTTGGAGGTGGTGCTACACAACTATCTGAACTAAGTGATGTTACTTCGGCAACTCAAACATCGGGTTTTGCTATTATAAGTGATGGAGGGAACTACTCTGGAAGATTATTAACAGAAGCAGACATAAGTGATTTAGGAACATATTTAATTACTGAGGTTGATGGCTCAACTACTAATGAATTAAATACTAGCGTTACAATGACTGCAGGCTCTTTAGGAGTTGTAGATGCTGGAGGAACTCAATCTACTAGTTTAATATCAACTGATGGAGGAAACACAATAACAGCAGGAGCAGATGGCAAATTATATTCTGCAGCTGGAGCAGGAGAAAGCACAACGGTTTCAGATACGGCAACAGTTGATTTAACGCTTACAGGCTCAGATATAACTGCCGACGTAATAGAAAATGCGTTGACACTTACTGAAAGTCAAATAAGCGACCTGACACATAATGGACATACTATACAAGATGAAACAACACCTTTAACTCAAAGAAGTAATTTAGATTTTCAAGGAGGCGGTGTTACTGTTACAGATAATGCTGGGGGAGATAAAACCATAGTTACAATAACAGGTACTGAGATAGCTGTTACTAGTCTTTCAGGTTGGGCGGATTATACAGATACTACCTATACTACAGGTAGCCCTTTTACACTCACAACTGCCGCTGGAAGCGTTGAACTCCCAAATAATGCAGGAACTATAAGAGATACTGAAAAACCTTCGGATATGACCTCGTTTTATGATGGTACTACAATAACAGGAGTCAATGGAGATGCTTATAGTATAGATATAGAATTTAAAGTTAGACCGACTAGCCCTAGTGCAGATGTTAGACTAAATGTACTTATAGATATAGGGGGAGTTGTTGGTGAGATATATCCTAGAGATTTTAGTTTAACAAAAGGTAATGGTATAGAGCATTATTATTTGAGTTCTTTTCTTTACTATACCTTAGATACTTGGGAAACAAATGGTGGTACGGTAAAGGTTCAAGCGTTTAATAGTGACGTTGAGATATATGATATTAGATACGTATTTGTAAGAGAACATAAATCTGGGAATGAATTTATTACAAGTAATGCAATGACATCAGACCATTATGAAGCTATTATAAATTCTACAGGAGCTACAGCTTTAAACCCTTTCGCTACAATATCGGATTTACCTACAGACGACCAAACAGCAGTTGAAGTACCGATAACTGATGCTGGAGGACTTATCACAGCTACCGAAGTAGAAAACGCTTTACAAGAAAACAGAACAGCTATTAATCTAAATACTGCTAAAGTAACCAACACCGATGCACAAGGATTAACTTGGGTTGACGGTACAAACACTATGGAAATTAGCGGAGGTACAAACGCTATTATAACTGGCTTTTTAGAAACCGCAGATATTAGCGGATTAGTACCTTATACTGGAGCTAATAATGATGTTAATATAGGTTTGAACGAAATGTATGCTTCATCTTTAAGAGCTGATGGACAATCTGGTTCTACTGGAGGGTCTTTAAACCTTAGAATGGAAAGCGGTTTTTCTTCTCCAAGTGGATATTTTAATTTAGCATCTCCTTCGGCTAATAGATTACAATTTAACTACGGTAATAAGAATTTTCAATTCGACATTAGTTCAATAGGTGACTTTCAAAATAGAGTTATAACGATTCCAGATAAAGCTGGAACAATGGCTTTAACAAATGATTTAACTGGATTTGCTACCCAATTATCAGATTTAACAGACGTGAATACTTCTACACCAACAAACAGAAACGTACTAGTAGCTGATGGAGTAGATTTTGAAAGTCGTGCATTAGTTGAAGCGGATATAAGTGATTTAGGAACTTATGGTGATGTATTTAAAACAGGAACTCCGCTAGTGAATCAAGTGGCAACATGGATTGACGGCTCAACTATTAAAGGAACAGACGGATTTACATTTCAAGATTTAACGACTTACCATACAGTAGATATTGGAGTTGATGATACTGAAGATGGATGGTTAAGAATATACGGGAATAACGGGAGTACTGGAGGGATATTAGATATTTATAATGGTTCTAGTTCTGATACGGAAGTTGATTTATGGAGGCTATACGCCAATACAAACGGAGACCTTAGATTAGGTGTTGCTGGAGGAGCGTCTTTACAAATAGATGCGACAACTCTAGCTCTTTTTGCACCTTCTACCACAAACGCTAATATAACAACACTAGGAGCTAAAGCATTAATCACAAAGGAATACGGTGATGCTAACTATGTTGGTGGTTCTGGAACAGTTACAAGTGTTGCTGTTTCTGGAACAGATGGAATTGAAGTAGATAGTGGCTCACCAATTACGACAAGTGGAACAATTCAATTAGGATTGTCTGCGTCTACATTAACCTCTTTAGGTTTGGCAGATACAGCTCTACAATCCGAAATAGACGGCTCAACTACAAATGAATTAAATACTAGCGTTACAATGACTGCAGGCTCTTTAGGAGTTGTAGATGCTGGAGGAACTCAGTCTACTAGTTTAATATCAGCTGATGGAGGAAACACAATAACAGCAGGAGCAGATGGCAAATTATATTCTGCAGCTGGAGCAGGAGAAAGCACAACGGTTTCAGATACGGCTGAGATAGACCTAACACTTACAGGTAGTGATATAACCGCTGATATTATAACAGGTAGTATAGATGTATTAAAACTCGATTCAGGCGTACAGACGTCTTTAGGATTAGCTGATACAGCTTTACAAAGTGAAGTTGATGGTTCAATAACTAATGAGATTCAAAATTTATCAAACGCTAACACTGGTGTTGACCATACGTTATCTATAAGTAGCGGAGTTGGAACTCTTAAACTTGCAGAAGGAACAAATATAAATTTAGTAACATCAGGAACAGCCCAAGATGCAGTTGTAACAATAAACTCAACAGCAAGCGGTGCTGATGGTCTTGGTTCGGATGGTGACAAAGGAGATATTACAGTAGGTGGAACAGGAACAACTTTAACAATAGATGCCGATGCTGTCACTTATGCTAAGATGCAAAATTCAAGTGTTGGATTTACGGTACTTGGAAAGACTGCAACGGGTTCAGGAGATTTTGCCGAGATTGTAGCAGGAACAGATGGAGTGCTTAGAAGAAGTGGAACTGGTAACTTAGGGTTCGGTTCTTTAGTAACAAATAACTACGGAAACAATACTGTGTCTTTAGGTAAGATGTCCACAGTAGCTACACAAACGTTCTTAGGACGTAATACAGCCGCAACAGGGAACGTCGAGGCTTTGTCAACTGCAACAGCTAAAACAATGTTAAACTTATCAGGAACTAACTCAGGGGATAACGCCGTTAACACTCTTTACAGCGGTCTAGTTTCAAATGCAACTCATACGGGAGAAGTTACGGGAGCAACAGCTTTAACGATAGCGTCTGGTGTAGTTGATAGCGATAATATCACAAACGGAACTATTGATGAATTAGATTTAGATGTTTCTGTAAATGCTAGTTTAGACTTAGCAGATACTTCATTACAGTCAGAAGTGGATGGTTCTATAACAAATGAACTTCAAACAATAGCCAATACTTCTGATGCTACAACCCACACAGCAACGCTTTCAGATAGTGGCGGTAGTTTACAATTAATCGAGGGTTCGGGGATAACTTTAACTACTGGCGGAACAGGATTAAACGGAACTGTTACAATAGCTTCATCTGGTGGAGGTGGGGATGTTTCAAAAGTCGGAACACCTGTAGATGACCAAGTAGGAGTATGGACAGGAGACGGTACTCTTGAGGGCACTTCAAATTTTCAATACTCAAATAGCACAGGCGTATTAATCCTACAGAAAGTAGGAGCAGCTATGGCTATAGAATCAACCGGCGTTGAAGTACTTAGGTATGATACTGACCTTTCTTTTTATGACGATGCTGTTACTGTTTCAATAGCTGGAGACATGACAGCAAACTCATTTATAAAATCAGGAGGTACAGCATCGCAATTTTTAAAAGCGAATGGTTCGGTAGATTCAAGCACATACTTGACAAGCGTAGGGATTGCAAATTTGACTGCTACTGGAACGCCAAGCGCAACGACATACCTAAGAGGAGATAACACTTGGGCGACAATTGCAGCAGGCGGAGGTACAATAGGTGGTTCAATAACAGATAATCAAGTAGCAGTTGGAGCAACAACGGCAAACAATATTGAGGGTTCATCTTCTTTAACTTTTATTGACCAAGGAGTATATTCTGAATTATCTACATCAGATGATGCACTTAGATTAAAAGCAGCAGCAGGGAGTACATACTTAGAAGTAGATGAGGGTAACGGATATGTTAATATTGTGGGCGACATTAATAACCCTTCTGGAACTATTACAACAGGTTTTGTAGATGCAGAAGTATTTACAGATACTAACGGAACAGCATCACTAACGGGAACAGTTTTAAATTTAAGTGATAATATTACTGGTAAGATTTACAACGAAGCTACACCAAGCACATCTACAACCTTTACAACAACCGGTTTAAAAACAGGGGGATTTGCCGTTACTTATATTAATGTAGCAAGTGAGCCAACAGTTAATGGAAGCGCAGTTGAAAGTGGAGGTTCAGTTTTTGAGGTTAGCACTGTAATGAAGTTAGTCGCTTACTCTCCCGACGGCACAACCGTAGAGCATTTCTTTATAAGTTTAGGAACGCCATCAGGAGGCGCAAGCCCTTTAACAACTAAAGGAGATATTTACTCTTACTCAACTGTGGACGCTCGTCTCGGAGTGGGGTCAAACGGTCAAATATTAACCGCCGACAGCACCGAGCCGACAGGTTTAAAATGGGCTACTGCATCAGGTGGAGGTAATCTATCGACATCAGGAACTATAACCACAGGAGCAATACCAGTTTTTGATACAGCTACATCTGTAATAGGAACGACAGGACTTTTATTAACAGACACAGGAACAACCACTCAAATAACAACTGACGACAATAGGCTGACTTTTTGGGCTGGAGGTTATGGGGCTGGGAGTACTTATTTAAGAATAGACGAATCGGCGGGAACTTTCCGAATGAGCGGAGACGTTACTGTCGATAATATTATTAGAAACGCTGGTGTATCTACTGAATTTCTTAAAGCAGATGGAAGTGTAGATTCAAACACCTACTTAACAAAAGCAACCAACGAAAAAACAAAAGCTATTACTATTGAAAGCCCGACCAGCTCGGAAGACATCTCTTTATTTTTTACAAATAAAGCGATAACTATTACAGAGATTAGAGCTGTAGTAAGAGGCTCGTCTCCGAGCGTCACTTGGACGGTAAGACATGGAACGGACAGGAGCGGGGCGGGAGCTCAAGTTGTGACGGGAGGGACTGCGACGACAAGCCAAACCACAGGCTCAGACGTTGTCAGTTTTAATGACGCTACAATAGTGACCGACTCTTTCGTATGGTTAGAGACAACGGCTCAGAGCGGAACGGTTGACGAGTTAAATATTACAATAATTTATACTGAGGACTAATGAGACAGATATTTTTTACACTAAGTTTATTGATTTCTTTTTTTAGTTACGGTCAGCAGTACGGACGCCCGATTTCAGACATAACCACAACAGGAGTTGGAGGAGGAACTTTTGCAAGTATTGATGAAACCACAGCAAGCGACTCAGATTTTGTTTGGACAAATGATAATACAGCGGCAGTTTACGAGGTTTTATTAACAACTTTAACAGACCCAAACACAGACTCTGGGCACATACTAAGATACAGAGTTTCAAAAGCAGATGGAGGTGTGCCAAATAACAACTCTGGAAGTGTTGTTACGCTTAACGTTGAATTATACCAAGGAGCAACTCAAATACA